CCTTCGCTGAATATATCGGAGGATTCAAAAACGAAAAGTTAATTCCGCGACGATTACGCAATCATCCGTTGAATAAATCGGAGGGGGCACAGTAATATGCTTATTACACACACTGTGTTTAAAAACGAGGACTTATTTCTCTACTTAGATGCAGAGGAGTATAAGTCAATTGTGAGAGTAGCAGAGAAAGTCAATCAAGGACGATTTAAAGACGGTCGGCAAACAGAGTCTACGTACATCGTTGTAAATACAGATGAGCGATATATTGACGAAATAATTGAGGTGCTAAAACTTCATAATGCGTGGGGGAGGAAACTCTAAATGATCGATAAAAAGATACAAAAACTAGAATCTCAAATATCAGAGTTAAAAGAACGAAAATCCAGAATAGATCATGCTAAGTCAGTCATTCGAATTGGTACAAGAATTGTAGACAAAGAGACAAATAACGAAGCCGTAGTAGACGGACTAAAGAAAGGATGTATTGACTTTTCTGCTAAATATACAGACGGTAGTTACTCACGAGGTTATCATTTTGAAGTCGACAATTGGGAGGTTATCGGATGACGCCAAAACAACGCAAGCCGGCAGGCTTTATCGCAACTAGCATCGCAATTATCGGATTGGTGCTATTCATCGCAGTATCATTCGTAGCTATACCGTTATTAGCGCTACTAGTCGGAATGGGCTTCGGCTATGTGATCGAATTGTTCACGGGCGATTACGTGGTGCAAGCGTTTCATTCCGTAGGGCTGACGAAGGTGGGCTCGAATGATTTGCCGAAAGTGTTCGGATTGTTGGCGCTGATTGCCGTTTTCTTTAGAAACGGTATTACTTCGAAGAATAAACGTAAGGGAGACGATTAATTGACTAAATTATTGACTGACGAATTTTTAACGCAATATCCGGACTTTCCGTCCGAGATGACTCCGCTAGGAAAATTCGTATATTACCGAACGTATTCTCGTTTCCTTCCGCAATTTAAGCGACGTGAGACGTGGAAAGAGACGGTTAAACGTGCTACAGAATTTAACGTAGGATTGGCGATTAAGCATCGAGACGAAACGAATATAGTTTCGATAACAGACGAGCATTTACGTAAGGATGCGGAACTGCTATTCGATAACATGTTCTATCAACGCCAAGCACTGTCAGGGCGCACACTTTGGGTGGGCGGTGCAGACGGAGCAGTTGGCGAAAAGTATCCACTCGCAAACTTTAACTGTTCGTTTGTGGCCATTACTAAATGGGACGATATTGCCGACCTATTTTACGCGCTATTAGTCGGCACCGGCGTTGGGTTTAAATCAACGAAAGCAAGTGCTGCGAAGTTAGCGCCATTACGAACAGACATCGAAATTACGCATGAACCGTTTAGACAACGTTATCCAGTCGTAAAAGTGGACGAAACAAATCTTTATGTAATTGATTCGGAAAAATACGAAGGAACGAAAAAGGTGGTATTACATGTAGGTGACAGTAAAGAAGGTTGGGTAGAGGCTTTACGTTATTTCTTCGACATTCTATCGGTCAAGGATTCGGAGTATGATGCGATTTCTGAAATAGGAATCTACTACGACTATGTGCGTCCTAAAGGCGCAAAGTTAAATACATTCGGAGGCACAGCGAGTGGTCACGAACCTTTACGTGAGATGTTCGAAGGATTCGAGCATGTGATTAAAGGTGAAGCAGAAGATCCACTGTTTGTAGCGCCAGAGACATTCGAGAAGAACGGACACATATTCGCAAAGCTACGTCCAGTACACGTCTTAGATATCGGAAATATGGTCGGTAACAATGTAGTTGTAGGCGGGGTAAGACGTACGGCAGAAATATTCCTATTTGACGCAGATGATTTCGAGTCGATGTTCTCAAAGTACGGAATGTATGGTATTTGGAACGTTGAGAATCACGAAGCAGTCGTAAAGGCAGCGAAGGAATATGCGGAGAAGCATAATGTAGAGGAACTAGCTAACATCGCGAATAAACTCGACGCACTACCGACGCAAGACGCAAACGCTCGCCCAGGCATCGGACATCGAGCAATGTCTAATAACTCGATCGCTTTCTTCGATAAGCCGCATAAGGCGTTCTTAGACTTAGTATTTACGATTATGCAAGGCGAGGGAGAGCCGGGCTTCATTAACTTGAAAGAAGCAGCACGCAGACGATTAAAAGGCGCTGGCGTCGATAATCCATCCGAGGAACTATTGCGATTAGTGGCTGAGACGCTTGGGCTAAATCCATGTGCGGAAATACTTCTCGACAGTTACGGGGTGTGTAACTTAACTACGCTGAACTTAACGCAGTTCGTTAGCATGAAAGACGGGTTCCCTACGTTAGATACCGTAGCATTAGCGGAAGCACAGCGTTTATCAGTGCGATGTGGCTTACGTATGACACTGCCGTCACTAGAAATAGCGCATTGGGATTCGGTGCAGCAACGTGACCGATTAGTCGGTCCATCGCTTACTGGCGTAGAAGATGCGCTAGGAATGCTCGGTAAATCAGGCGATGCGCAGTATTTACGTAAACTATTACGTCTACTTGGCGAAGTAGCGCACCAAGAGGCGGAGAGATATTCCGCGCAGTTGCGTGTTAATAAGCCGTTGTTAGATACGACAGTAAAGCCGGAAGGCACTATCTCGCAAGTATTCAACGGAGTTTCGAGCGGACTTCACTATTCGCACTCACCGTACTTCATTCGTCGTATCCGTATTAACGCAGCCGATCCATTAGCAAAAGCAGCGTTAGCGCATGGTTGGGAAATTGACGGAGAGGTAGGAACGCCTGGCGAGACAAAAGAGGAGCGCATAGAAAACGCTAGAACTCTAGTAATCTCGTTCCCAGTAGCGAGTGGAGCGACTGTCACAAAAGACGACGTATACGCAGAGGAACAGCTCGATAAATACTTCGACTATCAACGTAACTATACGGCGCATAACTCGTCTAACACTATTCACGTTAGACCTGACGAGTGGTTGAGCGTAGTTTCACCGAAGATTTACGACAACTGGGACGACTTTGTAGGCGTATCTTTCCTTTCGTATGATGGCGGAAATTATCCTTTAGCTCCGTTTGAAGCGATTACTAAAGAAACATATGACGCAATGTTGACGGAATTTAAACCGTTTGATTCTGCAGTATTAGAGCAACACGAAACAGGCGCAGATAGCGATCTTGACGGAGCAGACGGTTGTGAAGGCGGTATTTGTCCAATTCGATAAATGAGCGTAACAATGCCGAGCCTTAATATGCTTTTAGGGCTTGGCGCCATTTTACTATAAACGGAGGTTGATATGATGGGATTAACAGATATTCTCGCAATTTTTCTAGGCGTATTCATCGGCACATGTATTTATCACGGATTAGTATACGGTGCTAAAGCGTTGTGGAGGAAGATTAAATGAGCCGTGACATAGAACACCCAGACGTAACTCACGCAATACGAACGGGCTATGACCGTGAAACCTGGCGCAATATCCAAGACGCGAAGCCAGCGGAATCAGCGCCGAAAGATTACTACGGAGACATTATCGATTTAAAGAACGATCATTACGTTGTGATTCCGACAGGCTACAAGATATTACATCGTAATCTGCAGCGTTATTTGGAAGAACGAAAGGGATTCGAGTTCAATTACGTATTTAGCGATTAGGAGGCGATTCAAGTGGGATGGACTATATTTTATACGATAGTTTACGCGGCATTACTAGGACTAATTATTAATGCTTTTGAATTAACTGGCTCAGACCGAGGAGCTACAATCGCATGTGCGACGTTGGTAAGCATGTTTCTAGGAGCGATTACTTCGTCAATATTTCACGAATTTAAAGAAAAAGTAGGATGACTAAGAGGAGGCGTAATTATGGGATTACCGAAAGATACGATGTTATACGGATTTGCTGATAAATTGACGCAAGAACAACGCATATATGTCGATAGTATTTTCGATAGTCAAGTAACGATAGTTAACGCAAAAGCTGGCTCAGGAAAGACTACTCTCGCTGTGGCTAGCGCAGCATTAATCGAAAAACCTCTCGTTTATATCTTCGCGCCAGTCGAGGAAGGCAAAATGGGCTTCCGTCCAGGCACTCAGCGCGACAAAGAGGCTGAATATTATCAGCCGTTAATCGACGCTCTTTATGAGATTGGCGAGAATCCGTCCAAAGTGATTTATGACGCTGAGAATGTCGAAGCACAGAAGCGCGGTGACGTTTGGGTATATCCACGCAGTCACATATTCGCTCGCGGTACGAATATCAAAGATTCAACGGTAATTATAGCGGAAGCTCAGAATTTCACGCGAGGCGAGATAAAGAAGATTCTTACGCGAATCCACGATAGCTGTACGGTAATTATCGAAGGACACGACGGTCAGAACGATTTGCCGAATCCAAATAAGAGCGGATTTGTACCGTATATCGAACACTTAGCAACGCATGATTTCGTAAATGTCGTGCAATTAACGAAAAACTTCCGCGGTCGTTTATCGACTATTGCGGATGAAATGACTTGGTAGAGGAGGCGATTGAATGAAGCAGTATACAGTAACCTTTACAGAAAACGAATGGGTAGCGCTTTTATCAGCAGTGACAATCGCTGAATACGACGCAGTAGCTCGTAAAAACCTTCGACTAACAAAAGCGATGACATCGCTAAGAGACAAATTATCTCAGAGGGAGGCTACGCAATGAAACGATATGTAATCGGCTTAAACGTAAATGACAGTAGTGAGTTACCGCAAGCAGCTACGAACATTCAAGCGTTCATCAATACTCTAGGCGTTGCAAGCGAAATGGAAATCCAAGTGAGCGTTAATCCGCTATTGACTCAGCCAATTAATACGCACGCTATCGGATTTATGACGGAGAGCGAAGAAGATTACGAGGAGGGTGAGTAAATGGCGACTATATTAGGCTTAGGCGGACTAATCCTCGCCTTTACTCTGTTAGCAATCGGATTATCGGGTGCATTTGATGCGAATTAGGAGGCGATACAATGAACGGACAACAAGCGCAAGAACTCGAAAAGGTGGCGAATAACATGCCGTTAGAAATCGGATTTAAACGTTTATCAGATAACGCAATATTGCCGACAAAGGCGCACGCAAGCGATTCAGGCTTCGATTTGTACGCAGCACAAGACGTTATCATCGCGCCAGGTGAGACGGTAGTCGTTCCGACTGATATTGCGGCACAGCTTCCGCAAGGTTACGAAGCACAAGTGCGACCACGCTCGGGAATTACGAGTAAGACGAAATTACGCGTACAGTTAGGGACGATTGACGAGTCGTATCGAGGGAATATCGGAATTATCGTTGATAATATTGCCGACAAAGGACCGCACATTACTAGAGGTATTTGGACGATTAGCGACGATTTTTACGAAGTAGAACGCCCACTAGATTCTCATAGTTACGGAATCCGCAAAGGCGACAAAATCGCGCAGTTAGTAGTACAGCCGATTCCAGCGACAGTTGCCGTTGAGATTACAGGAGAGTTGGAGGATACTGACCGCGGAATAAACGGTTGGGGAAGTAGTGGCGTATAAAAATGACAAAGATACTAAAGTCGAGCACTACTAATACCCGAACATCATAGTGACATTCGGGCAGAATTTTCAAGTCCATTTTTCTTGAATTTGAAAATCATTATTAGGCATTTACAGCCTTATATATTTTATCGTGCCGTTCAAGTCTTTCGGCTCAACTCTCTACCTCACCTAGTTATCAGTATGCTGACAATGAAGCTTTAAGAAGGTTAAATCAATTAATTACACGTACTTTACTGATAACTAAACAGCATTCAAATACGCTTCATTCATTGATTTAACTATAAAATATATGACTTGTATTAAACAGTATTGACAAAATTATAGATATTATACAACCGAGGAGGAGAGTAATAAAATGATCACTATTAATTTTACGGTAGAAGAATACAAGTTACTAAGGCAGGCGACTGAGAAGTTTGCTGATTACGTAGAAGAAAACTCCGACGAAGAATTACACGATAAAATTGTAGACTTGAATGAGAAAGTGTGGGGAGCTAATTAAGATGACGCAAATTGAACGCAAAGTAACGTTATTGGCACATACGCAATTAAATCCGGATTTCTACGCAACATTTCCGGATGATATCGATTATATGTACGACAGTAAGCGAATTGACGACGGAGAGTGTGTCGCTCTCACAGCCATTCGTACTTGTTATTCACCGGGCAAACCTAGCGAAATTGTCGCTAAAGAAGGCGCTCGCTATTTCGGCAAGAAAGCGACAGACGGCGGAAAAGGTACGGACGCTGACCGACTAATCCGTATGATTCAATCGTCAGGGCATACGAGTACGCTAGAAGGGATAACGTTTAACTTCGCAGTAGAAGGCGTCAGTCGAGCGTTACTTGCTCAATTAACCCGTCACCGCGTTGGCTTCTCATTCAGCGTGCAGTCGCAACGATACGTTAAATTCGGTAGTGACGATCGCAGTGGCGGATTTGATTACGTTGTTCCAGATACTATCGCAAGCAAGCCGTCAGAGCCTATTATGGATGATGTTTGGGGCTACTATGATAATGCGTATGTATTCTTCGAATCAGTAATGGAGGAGGTTCAGCGTGCTTACGATTTGCTTCGTAAAGCAGGCGTTCCAGCCGAAGATGCTCGCGCAGTCCTACCGAATGCAGCTGCGTGCAATCTCGTATTAACGGTAAACCTACGCGCACTACTCGATTTCTATGCTAAACGCAAAGCCGGACGAGGCGCTCAGCATGAAATAACGCAATTGGCGGAGGAATTACGCAAAGCAGTCGAAACAGTCGAGTCATGGACAACGCAACTATTCGAGGCTGTCTAGTGAAGCGAATCAAGCGGACGCTATCCGTAATCCTACTCGCAATTACGTTATTCATATTCGCATATAAACCGTCAGACCACGAATATTTATCGGAGAGTCCCACCGAAAGCCAATACGAAATAAAGGCGCTAGAATATAACGGATTCAACGCAATTCATACGCAATATCTCGAAAAGCAGCGTCAACAAGCCGTTGCTGAGTGCAAAGCCAAACGTCAGCAAGCGCTAGAAGAAGCTCATAGGCTATATGACGAAAGGGTTGCGGAGGAGGCTCGTAGGAAGGCGGAAGCTAAACGATTGGCAGAGCGAAAACGGTTGGAAGCGCAGAAGCAGATTAGTCGGAGTAACGACGCTAATTTAACGCGACTAACGATGGTTGCGACTCACTATGGAGCTGATTGCGATGGTTGCTCCGGTATTACAACTAGTGGTCACGATGCGCGTAGCACGATTTACTATAACGGGATGCGCGTCTTGGCAGCACCGAAGTCAATTCCGTTATATACAATTATGCGCGTGACTTATCCGAACGGAGATTCATTTAAAGGAATCGTGCTTGATCGCGGTGGTGACATCGTAAATGGACGACTAGACATTCTTGTTGCGTCAGAGAACGAGGCATATCGATTAGGAAAACAAACGGTAACAGTAACAATATTAAAAAACGGAAAGGGACGATGATTTATGGCAAAAGCGCAGAAGGGCGATTTGATTCGAATCACAAATCCGTGTGAGGGCGACCCTTACAAAATCGGAGAAATTTACGAAGTAGTTTCGGTAGATGAGGTATTCGACGAGTATGATTCGGATGTCTATGTTAAGTACGGGGATGGCGGAGAACTTCTCGTATATTATGACGAATACGAAATCCATCGCAAAGCTGGCGAGGAGGATGTAGCGACTGTTCCTACTAAAGCTACGTTACATTCGCGTGAAGAGGTTTTACCTAGACACGAAGTCGAAGCGATGCCAGATGCAGTTAATCAGCCGTCTCACTACACGCAAGGACGATTCGAAACGATTGAGATTATCGAGGAGATTACGCAAGGCTACTCGGACGGCTACGTCGCTTACTGCGTCGGCAATGCGTTGAAGTATCTCGCTAGAGCGCCATTTAAGCACGGCGAACCAACGGAGGACATCAGTAAAGCAGCGAAATATTTAGAGTTCGCATTAGAGCGATTACAAAGTAAGAGTGCACCCAGGTAATTCATGAAGTACATTCTACCCACTTGATGCGCTTTCCTTTGGAATCTAAGAATTTTCGTACATGCGTAGAGCAGTCAGCTAAACGATAGATATTGTTAGGGTATCTCCATGTCTCCACATCAGAGGAATAGGCAACTAAATCAAAACAAGCTTCGTTCCATTGTGTTACGTAAAAAGTGTAATTATCGTATTGATATGTAAACTTCTTCATAGTATTACCCCTTTCATAATTACTTAGTTACCTTATTATAGCAAGTGCGTAGATTTTAAGTCAACGCAAAAATGACGCAATTAAAAGTAATGAAAAGCCTATCTAGCGGAATGTTGCCGTGATGATAGGCGAGTTTTGACGTTAATTAGACAAAAAGGAGCGATTATATGAAAATTCTCGAATTATTCGCTGGCACGCGATCAATAGGAAAGGCGTTCGAAGCACAAGGGCACGAAGTTTTTAGCGTTGAATGGGACCTTCAACACACAAATATCGATTGGTACGTAGATATAGGCGAAATTACTGCTGCTGACATCATCGCAAAGTTTGGACGTCCAGACGTAATTTGGGCGTCACCGGATTGCACGACGTACTCTATAGCAGCTATCTCGCATCATAGAACGCGTGAGGATGACGGTAATTTAGCGCCTAAATCAGACTACGCTAAGCAATGCGATATGATAAACGCTAATGTACTGCGGTTAATCCGCGAACTGAATCCGAAGTATTTCTTTATCGAAAATCCACGCGGCGGTATGCGTAAGATGCGATTCATGCAAGATTTGCCTCGTCACACCGTTACGTATTGCCAATATGAAACCGAAAAGCCGGCGAATCAAAGGCGTATGAAACCTACGGATATTTGGACGAATCATCCTAATCCGCAATTCAAGCCGATGTGTAAGAACGGCGCACCTTGTCACGAGGCAGCTCCACGAGGCAGTAAGACTGGTACGCAGGGCCTAGCGAAAGTTGACCGTAGTCGCATTCCGCAAGAACTATGCGAGCATATCGTTAAAATTAGTGAAACGGAATATTGACGAAAAAGCAGCAAGCGATTGCCTACTGCTTAAATATCACGACATTGCCGCTAAGTGACGCAGTATCATCGTAAAACGTCTTTCCTACTTAAATTGACGGAAAAGCTTCGTTAATAACGTCTGAATATCGCTACAGCGTTATCACTAGACGTTTTGTCCATGTAGTATGTGCGGTCGTCCTTATCGCTGTCATCGTAAGAGAATTTCTCGTTAAATCTTTGCACTTGGAACAGTTTAGCACACGTAATATCTTTCTTAGCGCTGATAAAATAGCCTGCTGCTTGCGCTTCACGATTACCACGTAATGCTTCCGGCAAAGCGATAGCGAACGCTTCATCTGCTTTGTTATAGCCGACGATAATACGTGTACTAGGTCTAATACCTAACGCCTTTTCAACGCCTTTTAAATAAAGACGATTCCTACGTCCGATAAGAAGCGTCGGAACGCCTTTAGATGCTACGAAATCGAAGCCAGCAAGCATATTCGTTACTTCTTCGTCGATAACAGGCTCACCGAACTGTTCAACTAGCGCTTTATCCAGTTCCGCAACGTATGCATCAGCTTCGCCAGGATCAGCGAAAGTATGCATCGGATAGTGTCCAGTAATAGCTTCGATACCCACTACGAATTGTTTGCCGTCATTATCGCAGTATGCCTGCGCAGTAGCGTCAATTAGGGGCAAAACTTCGTCGTAAGTGAAATATCTCGTAACTTTAGTCTTTGGAACGTCTTTTGTTATCTCGATAGGCGAGTCGATATCTTCTTTAACGATTTCTTCTTCGATAGTGGCAAACGTGCTTTCTTCGTAAACCATCAGCAGTTGGATGTATGTGTCTTGAGCTTGTGCGTAAGATGAGCCGGCTTGTGCGTTTTCAGAAATTAAGTAATCTTGTGCGCCGTCTTTAGTAAGAATGTATACACCGTTGTAGAAACGTAAATCATCGCCTTCACGGTACTTCTTCATATATAAACGGACAATAAGCTTTTCTTGACGCATAACTAACGCATCAATTTGCGCCATTATGTCTTTAACATCGTATATTCGCATGGGAGTTTCCCCTCCGTATCATTAGTAATAGTTACCATGATTATACAACGTAAGTCCAAGGTAAGTCAATTAATTTAACGCAAAATCAACGCAAAAGAAAAGAGGAGATTAAATGGCGCAAATTAAGCCGGAAGTATTTAACGAATTACTCGGAATCACTGAGAGTTATCAAGCACCACAAGCACTATTAGAAGTTTTATACGACCGTCCAAGACGCGAACAACTTATGATGGACGTACTAACAGCAGTTGATTTCGATGTTGATGACGATTTCTTCAGAGATTACTTTCAAGCAGAACACGCCGACCGTAAGGTAAAGAAGCAAGATTTCACACCGACATCCATCTCACGCCTCACTCGCGCATTAGTTGGCGATACAGGAGGATCATTCTACGAGGGTTGTGCTGGTACTGGCTCAATGACGATAGCTGCGTGGGATGCCGATAGAAAACAACATAGCCCGTTCGATTACCGTCCGTCCTGGTATTTCTACGTATGCGAGGAACTATCTGAACGAGCGATTCCGTTTTTGGTATTTAATCTTGCGATTAGAGGAATGAACGCGGTTGTAACGCATTGTGACGTACTATCTCGCGAGGCATATGACGTATTTTACATTCAAAACGATAAGGACGATCATTTGTCGTTTAGTAGTATCAACGTATTAGATCGAAGCGAAGCCGTAGCAAACGCTGGCTTATACATTCCGTTGAAATGGTCAGACAAAATTACGTATGATCCGCAAATAGAATCGCCAAGAGAATTTGAGGAGTTGCCAGCGTTTAGTGCGCCACCTCGCGGAAGTATAAGTGAATTTACCTTTGCAGTATATGCGATGTGCGGCGTTAAGCATCCTGAGTTGGACGATTATTTAGCGGTAAAACAAGCAGAAATGGAGGCGGAGTAATTGACGCAAATTAAACGTAAATCAACTGCAAAAGCAATACTATCGAACTTACACGCATTAAAGGAACGCCGTTATGTCGGAGATTTAGACGCCAGCGACACGCTAATCGACTTTGAGCGAGCTCTAGCCTTAGCGAAATTGACGAAAAGGCAGTCGGAGGCTATTCGATTGCATCACTATGATGAGTGTAAGCAAGCGAAAGTGGCAGAAATTATGGGAATCGCACAACAGAACGTTGGGGCGTTATTAGAACGTGCTACAGACGAAATAGACGAAGTATACGAGATGTGGGCATGGATGGACGGAGAATTGACGCCAGCAGATTTCGCAGAAGAAAACGAAACGGAGGAAAACTTATGCGCTTAACTTCAGAATACTTACCGATTTTGCGAAACGCGATTAAACATGATACACCGTTTACCTTCGATGGGCATACGTACGATGTGACAGATAGAGACGAGCGAAACGACGCAGTACAGACGTTACTAAATGTGTGCTATTACGACGATGCTCAACTAGATGAAATTGCGTTCTTGCTGCTTTACGAAGAAATGACAGACAGTCATCCGGATAAAATGACTAATACTGAACACCCGTTCTATTCAGATACACAGTTAGCCCGCAGAAAACACGGCATCCACCGCAAGAATGATGGGCGAGGTATGAAAGAGGTTCCGTTATGGTGTGCCGATAATGTAGCGACAGATGGTAAGGATTATTCATTCCCAAAACGTCGTAAACGAGATGATCGAGAGAATCGCTATATTGACGAAGTTGCGATATCTCGCAATAAGGAACGTCGACTACACTATAGAAAGTTCTTACGTGGAGAATTAGACGGGCAATTTACAGTAAAAATAGCTACAGGCGAAATTATTCGTCATAAAATTGAATAAAATCGTGTATTTTAACCGTTTAGTTATCCATATATTATGAAGGGAAGTTTAAGTAACTTTAGGGCACGCAAACTCACGTAATTTCGACGTGAAAGGCGTGTCTTTTTATTCGCTCGGTAAACGCATGGAGAGTCAAGCCCTTTCCGCCGAGCCGTATTTTAATTTACGGAGGTTAGAGCGAATGTCAATCGTACCATTTAACGTAGAAACTGGCGAGTTACTATATAACGCCGGCTACACGATAACAAGTCCAGAACAACGGCAAGCATATCTCGATAGACAAGCGTATGTAGAACGCGAGAAAGGCTCGCATTGGGTATCGGCTTATCACGATTCCATTGGCGACATTATCGGAGAGTTATCGTTAACTCACGCTGGCGCTATTCTAAAGCTACTACCTTACATGCGATTCAAGGCGGACGGCAAACTGATTAGCAACGGCAAACCGCTAAAACAGACGGAGATTCAACGCATATTTAAACGAAGCAAGCGTGCTACTGTCGATATTCTATCCGAGCTATGCGACATCGGTATTATTAATATCGTTAAAGAAGGGCGCTCGAACGTCTTTTACGTTACATCCGATTATCATACGATGGGCTACGTTACAGATGGCGTTAAGTTTACGAAAGTGTATCAACGTAAATTGCAGGAAGTTATCGAGGATTTAGCGCTTAACGACGTTGGTCTGCTGTATAAGATTCTTCCGTTTTTCCATTACAGCGAATATTACCTCGTTGTTAATCCGGATGAATCAGACGGAGATAAAATCAAACATTTAACACGCGATCACCTGGCGTTATTAATCGGTCATGATGCGGACACAGTAACGAGAGTATTATCGAAGTTACGCGGACGCAAGGCGCTTATGTCAACGACTAGCGGGAACACAACGCGATATTTAGTGCATCCCGACTTGATGTTCCGCCAACAATTAGAGACGGAATGGACGCGTGCAGTACGTAAGATGTTCGAGCAGCACGATAAATGAGCGTAAATCTATACGACGAAAACTGCACCTATTAGCCGATTTATACGACGAAAACTGCACCTATTGAAAGTGGCTTAACGCTTAGAGCGAGTAAGGCTGAACGGCATTTTGACGCAAATTCTTCTCTTTATCTTAGAGGATAACGGAAACCTTCGCCAATATAGATACTGAATGATATATCGTTTTAGTGTGATTACTTACTATCATATTGATAATCATGGGACGGCTTGCCGGCACATAGGGCACAGCCCGAAGGTTTTATCTTTTAAAGATTAAGAGTCTTTGTTATCACAAATCCTCTATTGTCTTTTCTAACGAAAATCCAATGTCAATCATTATTACGTTAATGATATAACGTTAAAAGGAATAACGGTACTACCTAATAAACGAAAGGAGAGCGATATAAATGGCGAAATTAAACGCAGAGCAATACGCAGCTATTGCGATATTATCACAACCGAAACGTGGCGGACTTAATTACGAACAAGTCGCAGAGCAAGTCGGAATAGACGTTAGAACATTATATAACTGGCGCCAAGATGACCGTTTCAATGACGAACTTAAGCGTAAAATTATGCGTGATACTATCGAAAGGTTGCCGGAGGTAATGGCGTCAGTACCGGATCATATTATTAATGACGGTAATGCAGCGATGTTTAGAACGCTATTGCAGGCGCAAGGCTTATTAACGGAGAAGGTTGAGTTGGAGCAACGCAATGTAGGCGATGTGGATATCGAAGCTATACGCGCTAAGTTAGCAGCCAAAGCTAAAACATCGGAATAAGGCGTGTGTGTATCGATATTATATAGGAAGAAACACGGATTAGGTTATGCGATAGGTGTTCCGATATGTACCGAATCGACGAGGGATGTCGGGCAGAGGGGCGGAATGGGCATACACCCGAAACACTTTGGCGAATATGGCGCACTGGCAGTCGGTATCGTATACAGTATTTTATGCACAGATATACGTAATCCCTGTTCGATTACTAAACGTAAGTGTACGTAAATAGAAGATTCATGGCGTATGTATAAGAAACTGCATACGCTTATTTTGCGTGCAGTAATGAAACGTTGATACAACAACG